TAATGTCGACGTCGTTGTTTTCACCGGACATGTCTTCCCACAAGTTGAACTCATCGTCGTAATTGTTCCACTTGTACCTTCCACTCAAACCTTCCATCTGGGGGAACTCGTTGAAATCGTACTCCTCGTCTTCCACGTACTCCGAAGGTCCCTCTACCGTTGGGCTCACGTCTAAATCGAAACATTCCCCCCGGTCAAACTTCGACATGTCGTTGTGACCGTTAGTACACGTGTAGAATCCGAATATTGAACCCGAAGTTATGGATAATATGCAACAAAAACATATGACCAACGATCCGATGAGTTCAACTAATTTGGACATCTTAGTATGGTCTGAGATTTTTTTGATCGATCGACTTAAAGATGCCAGTCTATCAATAGGTATACCAAAGAAACAAACGAAATGTCGCTCTCAATCACTGAAACCAAGAACTTCCACCCGTCCTCCATTGGATTTTCCAAGCTGAGAAAGAACAAGTCCGGAGGCAAGGCGGTGTACATCCAATGCGACAACAAGAAATTGTACCTCCAACTTCCCTGGATGCGAAGCCCCTACGGCTTGTCGTCCTACACCGACGACACCACCGGTCGCACCTCCTACTCGCTCGATTTGAGTTTCGACCCGGACAACGAGGGTGCGCAAGAGTTGAAGGAAAAATTCCTCGAACTCGACGCTCTCATCGTCGATACCGTCGCCAAGAACAGCAAGGAATGGCTCGGTAAGGAATTCGCCAAGGAGGTCCTCCAGCAGGCGTTGTACAAGCCGCTGGTTAGACCGGGCAAGGAGGAGTACCCGGCGACCCTCAAGTTGAAGATCTTGACCAAGCAAGACGGAGGGTTCGTTCCGGAGGCGTACAACATGCAACAAGAAACCGTGCCCCTCGACAGCATCGAGAAGGGTCACCGGGTGATGGCTATCATCGACGTCAACCAGATTTGGTTCATCGACAACAAGTTCGGTTGCACGGTGAGACTCTCGCAGGTGCTCCTGGACCGCTCGGAGAAACTTCAACGCTTTGCCTTCCAAGGCATCGACGTCGGCACACCGGCGCAGGAAGAAGAAATCATCGACGATGACATGTCGGACGAGCTCGTAGACGACGAAGAATAATCTTATAATATAACATACACACACTATGAATAACGCCCGTGCCATGCGAATCCTCGGTTTGATTTTTTTGATCGTCATCATGCTCTGGCTCAACGGTGGCTTCAGAGCTCGCGCCACCGTCTCGGTGTCCACCGGAAAGGGATGGACCGTCTACGGGAGCATGAGTTGCGGTTTCACCCGGAAGCAACTCGAGTACATGAAGAAGAAGGGTGTCGAGTTCACGTACCGGGAGTGCTCCGGAGGTAAGTGTCCGGGTGTCGAAGCCTTCCCGACGCTGGTGAGCCCAGACGGTGAAAAGATTGTCGGTTACACCGAAATGTAGAAAAAATATTCGTCAAATGTATAGAATGCCAGTGTCAGAACAAAACAGGGTCAGACAGTTTTTGAACAAGAAACCTTCGAACGCGCAAATCCTGGCGCGTATCAGACAGATCGCCTCCGGAAAGACTGTCAAGTCTGCCGAAAAATTTGCCTATTTGCAAAATGCACTGCAGAACTCACCGAACAACACGCACTACAAAATGTCTCAAGCCATGTTCGCCATGGAAAATAACACCCCGGGTGTGTACATGATTTCCCAACGAAAAATGTTAGGTAATAAATTTAACATCCCCAAGAACGCCGTGAACAAGTACTTGTCTAAATTCACCCCGAGAAAGAAGGTTGCCGCCCCGAAGACGAACAAGAACAACGCAATCCGGAAACTCGTGAAGAATTTGGCGAACGCTACCGGAGTGTGCAATAACAAGTAAAAGTCACTTTTTTACAATTCAGATGAAATCATGGATTGTAAAAATTGTTGTATTATCGAAAAACTTAAGCCCCGCGCAAGATGACGAGGGCGATGCTGAGGAGGAAGGCGTCGGCGAGGTTCGCAATGGGCTTCAAGACGGTGATGTGCTTGACCAGGGACCTGTTCCACAGGAATCGCAGGAAGAAGGTGCTGATGAGGAGGGTGAGCACCATGAGAAGGATCTCCGTGACGGCGTCGGACTTGTTCTTAGTCTTGACGAGTTCTCTGAGCATTTTGAATTTATAATATAACTTAACATTATAAATGAAACTCCTTCCCACGAGTGGTTCGGAGAAGCGTTTCACCCACCGGCTCTGGGGCAGCAACGTTGGTATCGGGAACAACAACTGCATGGCGTACGCCTTCCACGACTTTGAGTATTACCGGATGCAAAAGTCCACCCCCGGTGACCGCTCTGGGCTCTCCAACAACGGTCACTCGTACACGAACTGTCGGGACCTCCCCAGGCGCGTCATGAGCGACAACCCGGGGAAGGTGTACATGTGCAACCCGGACAAGAGGTGCAAGAGCGGGTTCTTCAAGGTGATGCTCTTCGTCGCGCCGGCGCGCCCGTCCGACTGGATCCGTCAGGGCGATTTCCACTGGTACAAGCAGCACAACGAGGTTGAGTACAAGATGAAGGAAGGGGACACGGTGGCGTCCATCGCCCGTTTCTTCGGGGTGTCCAGGACGGTCATCCAGAACGCCCTGAAAAAGAAGCGCATGACCAAACCCGTGAGAGGTCGCGTGATCGTGTTCAAGGCGAACGTGTGGTCACACAAGCGTGGTTGGGCGACCGGTCCGTTGCTCGTGGACGCCAAGGGCAAGCCCATCCGCGATCCGCGAAAGGCGGCGAGGGCGTATCCGGGTTTGAACTACAAGACGTTCTGCTCATCCTTCTGTGTCAAGGACAAGGGCATCAAGGTCGGCAAGAGTCATCCCAAGGTCCGTAAAAAGACTGTCTAGGTCGATGACGTCGTCAAACTCCATGTTCATGTCGAACACGTCGAAAACGTTAAAGATCTCGTTCTCCGTGAGCGCGAGCGTGTTGGACCTTCCGGTGTAGTTGTTCATCACCGTCATGGTCACGTGGAATCTCTTGCCGTCGAAAACTTTTCGACACACCGGACACGTGTTTTTGCCTTTTTCTTTCCATTTTTCCAGGCAGTGAGAATGAAAGACGTGCCCGCACCGGATCGGTTGGGTGTTCCGGGTGCTCCTCACCTCGTTGAGGCATATGGAACACGTCTCCATTTATTCCTGGAATAATGAATGGTTTTTTTCACGATGATTTTAATACAAGTTCTTGAGTTCCTTTCCGAGGACCGGGGCGTCGCACTTGAGGCACGGACCCTCGCCTTGGGTGCGTTGGAGGTTTTGAATCAACGCCGGACCTTGTTGTTGGAGGAGTTGTCTGTAGGAGTAGTTGTCCTCCATAGCGATGGAGTTTTGTTGCATCACGTAGTTGTTCACGAGTCTGGAGGAACCGCTGATGGTGAAGCATCGTCCGTCTGCCATACCGAGTCGCTGGGACATGATTGTTATTATTACATACACTAGAAATTTATTTGTCTGTTTTCGGTGGTCAGGAGCCAACTTTTGTATCCCCTCTGCCTGAGCACGGAAATGAGGTCGCCCGCCTTGTACCCGTGGTAGTCGTCGAACAGATCTTTCTCCTGTGTGGGCGCGACCCGAAGGTCCATTCGCTCGTTTATGTGGGACACGATGACGTTGTACCCGAACGCGATCTCTTTGAGGGTCTCCGCGCCGGTGATGATGATCTTACCTGTGCTGAATATCGAACAGGTGATCTCCTTCATGTCCTCCGCCGGTTTGAACTTGATCTTGACCGCGCTGTACCTGTCCGGTTGGAAAGTCGTCTTGAACAGGCTCGCCTGCGAGAAGTGCTTTGCGACGGACATCAGGTTGAGGGTGCTGTTGAGGGAAAAGTTGGAGTTGATCATGACCACCCGGAAATCCTTCGGTGGGTCCGCGATGTTTGCAAATTTTTTACAGATCCACGAGAGTTGACTTATGATCCTCTTGCAATCGAACAAATCCCTGGCACCGGCGATCTGGACGCTCCCGTTCGAGAAAAGTTTGACGCTCTTCGTGCTGACGTCCTCGCACTTGAGGGTGATTTGGTTGTAGAAGGCGGTGGTGTTGTTCAGCCTCCACGTGAACCCCTTCGAGTACTTGGCGTCCGCGCGCTTCAGGGTCACCTGTCCCACGTGTTCCAAACGGCTTCTAAGTTTGCATATGTCGATCGTGGTGGGAAACTTGCTGATGATCGTGATCGTGGTGATCTTCACCCACGAGGGACGGAGTTCCTCCGGAAACGACGAGCGGAACTCATCGAGGGAGAGGATGTAGGAGAAAGAGTTGTTGGCGACGCTCGAGTACGTCGTCTCGGACATGGAGTCGGAGTCGGGAAGTGTCGCCTGGCTTAAAAATAAAACTTTAATTTTAAACAATCATGTCTTCATTCATAAAGAGTGCGATTTTCACTTACGACGTGGAGAGCGATTTGGAATATGTCGAGTTTAAGTACACCCAGTGGGTGCCTTCGCTGCAAGAGTACGAAGACCGGCTCGATTACTTACAGACTCGCCCGGTTGGCGACTGGACCGAGATTCAAGCCCTCCGTCGCAACCTGTCGTACGAGAAATTCCTGGACACCATGGTCGAACAGACCGACGAAGTGGTGCACCGGAAGACGTCCGCGATGGTCGAGAGTGTTTACGAACAAAACGCGGACAACTTGGAAATGAAACTCTGGCTCATGAACTGCATGAAGATTCTCGATCCGAGTTTCGAACCGCCCTACATCAACAAGAAGGCGTCGTGGCAACGAGAGCTCGTGGATTGGATTTTGACGGATACAATTCACGATCTCATCGAGAGATGCCGAAACGTCCACCGCTTGGACAGACTCTATCATATTACAAAATTAATAGAATTAGAATCAAAATAATTATAATACTAAGTTTACCCTTGTTATTTCTCACGACCGCACCCGTGATGAACCGCCTCGGACTCGGCGACACGCGTTGCTCGCACTCCGCCTTCTCGCGTCTCGTGAACCCGTAGTCGATGTTGCGCTTCGGGTGAAGCGGGCGTTTGAGCGGGCAATTCTTATCCTTCGGAAAGCAGTAATCCGCGGTCCTGTATCCCGCTCTCGCGGCGACCGCGCACCCAGGGCTGGGTTCCGGGTCGGCGACTCCGTATCCCTCGTCCCGGATCTCGTCCGTGAAGTTGGCAAAGTCACCCACCTGTCTCACCGTGCCTGGGACCGACATCTGCCCGGTGGTGAACGGGTTGATGTCGTTGATCGTGTTTTCGTCACTGAGCATGAGCTCGCTCATGTTCCTTTGATGATACGTGAGAATATTTTTTTTGGTTTAACTTTGACCGGTGTTCGGACCACATCTCGTCCAGGTCTATCCCGAGCATGGCGGATATTTGAAACAGGTAGGAGAAGACGTCCGCCATCTCCTGTCGCACGTCCGTGCCCCTGTCTTTCTTGAGACCGGTTTTTTTGAAGGTGCGTTTGTACTGCCGGATGGCAGACGCGAGTTCCCCGAACTCCTCGGTCAGGAGGAGCCAGACGGTGTCCACCGGGACCTTGTCCCACCCCTTGTCTCTGCACACTTTTTCCGTCTCCTGTTTGTATATGTTGAGTGACATCACCTTATTAGTCCATACTCTGAACTCTTTAATTAGTTGATACCAATCTTGTTGTTGATATCGATCTTCTTCCCGAACGTGGTCGTGTTCAGGGGTCGATCCAACGGTTCGGATATGGTCTCGATGTCACGAATGTAGTTGACG